TTCCACTTTTAAAGTGGAAAATACAGGCCTATCCATTCTAGGCTCAGCCAAGCAATGCGTGGCCCAGCGTTGTTCTATTAGTCACTCCCGATCCTCTTCTATCCAGTTGGTCTTAACTATTTTACGAACGAGCGGTAGGTAAGTTTTCATCGCTTGATCTGATAGTTGATGGCCAATGCTGATTTGGGTATTCCCCGAAACTACGTTTCTATATGTGGCTTTAAACGCAGTTTCACTCCAGCTACTATCTGGACGCATAGTAATAGTTATTTTATCTGCAATTAAGCGGATTCGATGCATTTCTTTGTAATCATCCTCGTGCTTAACCGGATCAGGCACTAGTACAGGGATCCACGAACCAAGGTCCATGTGATCTCTCTTGTAGTTTGGTGGATACATGATAAAGTATCCCCGCACTAAATTCTTGTACTTTGATTCCGTCCAGTCTCGAAGGAAGTTAGGTTTGCCATCGTTGACGTCATAGAAAAATTTTATCCAACCGCTACTAAGTCCATGATCTGCGACGCAATGGTATTCAATCTTTCGTCTGTTTTCAGTTGATCGATCTAAACTAATCACGTCGTATGATATTTTCTGAGTTTTGGCCTGGCAATCCCACAAGCCTACTTCGACTGGTGGGGGTTGATTCCAAATTGCATGCCATGTGGCGTCAATTGGAATGTTGCTTGCCATGTTTAAATTTACCGGACTGACTTCATCGATTCCCAAAGTTTCCTTCCAAGTTTTGCTAGTTAGTTCGTAAGAACGATCATTAGGGGTGCGCCCGTCTCTCCTTATGATCACGCAGCCTTTGTCAAACAACTCAGATACTGCGTCAAAAGTCAAGCTGCTATACTCTGTAGAATACTGCACCTTGATCCTTGTCTTAGAAACTAAATAATCTTCACTAATTTTAATTACACTGTTGATCCGCATCAACACTCTTTTGCGATGGTTTTGTACCAACCGGTATACAAACCACATGGTTCCAACTACAAGAACCAAAAGGACGATCATGTTAAAATTTTCCCATGTGACCAACTTGGAAAAATCTGGACTTTCACGTTCCACTCTATCATACATATCATACAAAAATTTTCTCCCATAGGAAATTGTGTTATTCCTTGTATGTTCCAGTGAACTGGGGTATTCACTAGTACTATCAGCGAGTGGCCGGCTGTTTATGGCAACTCGAGGCGCTTTACGCATCCCCCTATCGTTTCGGGCACCAGGGATTATTGCTGTAAAATTACTCATAGTTTTACTGATCGAAATGGTCATGTCAAT